ATCAATACCCCGGTTGGTGGGCCGCTGTCTTTGATTTATTACAGGGCTGGCGCACAGAAACCTGAGCCGTTGAAGGTTGGCATGAACCCACAGCTCACCGACGCAATGATTGAAAAAGAACGCCAGAACATCAGTGAGCAGTTCTACAATGACCTGTTTCAGGCGTTGGCAGACTATCATAACATGACTGCCTATGAAGTCTCCCAGAGGGTTGAGGAGAAACTCGTCATGCTGGCCCCGTCGATTACAGGGTTGCAGAAGGGCCAATACGACCCACTGATTATGGACTGCTACCAGCTTCTGACTGAAGCCAAACAGATTGAGCCGATTGGCGTCAATGTGGACATTACCTATCAGGGCAGACTGGCTCTGGCTATGTCCAATATGCAGACCTCGGCCATCGAACTGACCATTGCCAAATGGAGTCCCTACCAGCAGTTCTATCCAGTCCTTGACAATATGGACATGGACAAAGCATTCAGAGTATCAGCCATTACCACAGGTGTTCCTGCGGATGTACTCCGCGATGAGCAGGATGTGGAGCAAACACGGGCTGAAGCAAAACAAGTCCAGCAGGCCGCACAGATGGCGGAAATTGCCGCCACGGGTTCACAGGCCATTAAGAACGTACAAGGTACTCCTCTGGCTGACATGATATGACCGAACACGAATTAAAAGATAAACAGCGGGCTACGGCCTATCGCATGACATTCACATCGGACTATGGCAAACAGGTCTTGGACGACCTTGCCAAGCAGTGCCATATTGACATTACCAGTTTCAATGTCAATGACCCTGAACCGATGATAACCGCGTACAAGGAAGGTGAACGCAGTGTTTACCTCTACATCCAGCGACAAATAAATAAAGGAAAAGTAAATGAGTGACACCACACCTGCCCAGCCCGCGCAAGCGACAAGCTGGATAACGGGAGACGGTAAAATCAACATCGAGGCGGCACCCGCCGACTTTAAGCCTGTGTTGCAGGCCAAGCAGTTTGATGATGTTGGAAAAGTGTTGAAATCCTACATTGAGATGGAGAAATTTGCCGGTGGTTTTAAGAGCAAATTGAACATCCCAGACCAGCTTGACGATGCGGCTATCAGCACCATCTACACCAAACTGGGCCGCCCTGAAAGCCCAGACAAGTATGAGTTCAAAAAGGGCGAGAATATCAAGGTCGAACTGAATGAAGACCTCCTGAACAATTTCAAGAAATTCGCCCACAGCAAGAACATCACCGCGGCTCAATTCAATGACTTGGTGAACTTCCAGATGGAAGCCATGCAGTCGGCAATAGAGGCTGGAGAAAGACAGGCGGCAGAAGCGAAGCAAAGAGCGGCTGAGGCACTCAAGGCCGAATGGAAAGAGAAGTACGAAGACAATTTTAAGCAGGCAAAAGCAACGGCTGAGAAATTAGAGATTCTGGCAGATTTGGAAGCATTGGGACTGGCCGATAACCCGACAACCATCAAAATGCTTGCCAAGCTCAACAGCAAACTGTCGGAAGACACTTTGAAGCCCAAGACTAAGGTGGAAACACCGGATAGCAAGACAGAGCTTGCAGACCTGATGAAGTCGGATGCGTTTATCAACAGACTGCATCCAGACCACCAGAAGGCTCACAAGCGATTCTTGGAACTCCACGGCGTTACGGGATAAACGAAAGTCCCCGTAGCAAAGCGGCGTCAATCGGACGTAAAGCGAAGCAGAGGCCCGCAAGGACAACCAAAGCGACAATGTGAATGAAAACAATAATAACTATTTGGAGTCCTTACAATGGCAACTCAGTATGGAAATGTCAATGACACTTCCGGCTACACACAAGCGTTTATCAGCGCATACAAGGCCGGGTATGAACACGTCCTTCAAGAGGCAAAGGATGTCTATGCTGGCTACACCCGCGTAGACACGATTGAAGGCGAAAAGAAAGCCTATGACTTCCTCGGAACGATTGAACTGACCGAGAAAAACGACCGCTTTGGCGATGTCCCCGTGGAACAACTCGACCACAACAGGCGTTGGATTGCACCTCGCTGGTTCCACAAGGCCGTCTATGTTGATGACCTCGACAAGATTGCAATGCACACCGACCCGACTGGCGACTATATCAAGGCTCTGGCAAAAGGCCAGATTCGCGTCAAGAACGACGTGACCTATGCCGCATTTGAAGCCAGTGTTCAGGGCGGAAAAGACTGGGCCGCTTCCGGTGCGGATGTGTATAATTTCAATGATGCTGTGTTTACCGCGGCTTCCGAAGGTGGTCGAACGATTGCCCACGACACCACCAACTCGTTCGCTCCTGGCGGTACATCAACCGGCCTGACCATCGAAAAGCTGATTCTGGCCCGCGAAGCCCTGACTCAATTGAAGAACGACCCGAACCAGATTTTCAATATCGTCTGTTCGCAGCGTCAGATTTCAGACCTGTATCGTGAAGCGGAAACCCAGTCGATTGACACCTCGCCCTTGCAGATGCTTGCCAGCGGTCAAATCGTCCCGTTCCACGGATTCCGGTTTATCGTTGATTACAATGTGACCCCGCAGGCCAACGGCGATATGGATGCCGACACCACCATCTACCCCTGCTATGCGTTTACCAGCGATGCCATTTTGGTTGCAACCCACACCGCCCCGATGTTCAAGGTGGACTGGCTGCCGACCAAGCAAATCTGGCAGATTTACGGCAAGATTGGTGTTTGTGCAGCCCGTATGGACGAAGACAAAGTCATCAAAATCGAATGTGCGGCTGTCTAATTAAACTAACACTCTAATCAGGAGAAAATAATATGTCTGATGCAGGAGCATTCACAGGCACAAATTATGCGTTGAGGGCGACCCCGGCTATCGGGACGCTCGTTGATGGCAAGTTCACCTCTGGCAATGTATGCGTCTCGGTTGACGAATGCTATGCCACGGGGACTAATCTTGGGGCTGGAAGCACGATGCTGGTCGGCAAATTGCCCGCCGGTGCTGTGCCCCTTTACACTATCGTCTATCCGATTGATACCGCTACCTACGGTGCCCCGGATGCGATGACCAATGCTGTAACCGGGACTCTCGGTATTTCCGGAGATACTGACCTTTTGGGCAATGTGGCTGCGTTAAACTCAGCCACCCCGCAGGTTGTTGTTCCAAAGCCCGACGGCACAACCTATGCCACGGGGCTTGGCTTTCCGCTGAAAGCAGATGTAGACGTGTTCTTCACGTCTGCCTCGGCTGAACTGGTAGCGACGGAAGGTATTTGCGTTAAAATCTTCTACGCAAGATAACGTAACTAAGGGGGCGGGACGACCTCTCGCCCCCAGTCTTTCGGAGTCTTCATGGCATTATCAGCCGAACAAATCACAGTCTGCAATCTGGCTCTGGGTCTGATTGGCGAGGTGGAAATTGCTCCCAATCAGACCACGACCAAACAGTACAAGCTGTGTGACAGATTCTACGTCTCGACACTGAAAGAGACGCTGGTAGAGCATAACTGGAACGAGCACAAGAAACGGGCGATGCTTCTGGAAGATTCCACTGCCCCACTGTTTGGCTACGATTACCGCTTTGCCCTGCCGACGGACTGCATGAAACTCCTGCGCATTGGCGACGGGGATAACGACTGGACAGACTGGGAAGTGGAAGATGGGTACATCCTGACGAATAAGGCCCAGTCTCCTGCGACTTATACCGTGGGTGACACCTATGCCGCCGGGCAGTATATCTCGTACAGCGGCGTGACCTATCTGGTCAATACTGGCTTCACCGCAACCGCGTGGTCAACCGATGCTTCTTATGTCACCACTCAATCCGGAGATTACAGTGTACTCTATGTCGAATACATCTATTACAATACTGATACTACCTCGTGGAGTCCTCAATTTCTGGATGCAATGGCACATAAGCTGGCCATTAAATTAGTCGTCCCGATTACCAATAACCCCAAGAACATGCAATTGCTCTTGGAGAAATACGAAAACCTGACACTCCGCAAGGCAAGGTCAGTCGATGCCCAGCAGGGCAAGCCGAAAACACTATTCAAAAGTTTATGGTGGAATTCACGTTATGGGAGCTAAAATGAAACGATTTGCAAGTCTTTTGGGTATTGTCATTGTGCTGACCTGCCTGATGGGTGCTGCGCTTTCCACGTCGCGTCTGGGCAATGGTATTCTGCGTGCCCTGCATGCTACGTCGGACCACAACGATGTACTGCTTGGTGCGACCACAAGCAAAAATGCCAATATCCCCTCTCACGCTTGTCAGCTTGGAGAAAATGTCAATGCTCTGGAAATCTGGTTTTCAGGGGCAGCA